TCCTCTCACACCATGTAGCATATGTACTTTTAGATACTTTACTTAGCTTTCTATCTGCCCTCTCAAATACAAATCGTATGTCAAGCATTGGATGTTGCTTCTTGATAAGTAAATGCTTACGTCTATCCTGGGCAGTAAACAGTCCTTTAGTTTCTATGATGACACCGTTGGGTAGCAGGAAGTCAGGTGTATACTTTCTATACATGAGATCTTCCCACTCAATCTTAAGGTACTCATACTTAGCACTGATTCCATTTTCTTTAAGATGATCATGTACCTTAATCTCTAAGCCACTTCTGTACCCATACTTCTTGCCTACAGCCCAGGCTTTACGGGTGTCATGTATTGTCTTTACTTTCATTACCCTTCTTCTTTATAAAGACATATGAGACAGTTGGTGGATTCTCTGCCTTTGATACAAGTGAAGGTATCTCTTCAAGCGTATCCCAACACGCATACCTGTAGCTGCACCATTGACACTCTTTACCAAGGATCTTATTACCCGTAGGCTTGTTGTAGTAGGTTTCTGTCTCTGCTTCATAGCATCTACGAAATACATTCTCCTCAAGTTCTGCGGCAATTGCTTTAATATTCTCCGCATAGACATCTACATTCAATCCATCTGCAGGTACATACTTGAACTGCCCATTAGCTTTATTAACTACCCACCAACCTCCAGCTTCAATGCCCATAGCTTTAGCATAGCCAGCTAGCTGTGCTAAGTATCCAAAAGAATCACTGGCAGCTAATGTTTCATATGTCTTAAACTTATTCTCATATGACCACGGTGAAGCAGACTTAACATCGTCTACTTTACCATCCATAATGATGTCAGGTGTGCCATGAATCTTGTACTCATTCAAGTCTAATGTAACCTTTGTACCATCTTCATACGCTACACCTGACTGCTTAAGCAATCCTTTGAATACAGCTTCAATGATATCCCCTATCATCATGTTCATGATAAAGGTAGTACTATGTGGGATAGCTTTATGGGGTTCATTCTTATCGAACCACAGTTGGCAATACGCTCTACCCACATTAGACATACGTAATGTAAATCCTTTGTCTAACTTATCTACAAACTGCCGAGTTAAGGCAGCACGTATATCCTCCACAATTTGTTCTACAATTTCAGAAGACAGTGTACTATCTCCATGTCTTACATTGGAGAGGTATTGATGTACCTTAAGCTCAGCAGGATGGTTCATTTATGCTGCCACATCCACATCTACAAACTCTTCGACAAGCGTATCATCACGCTCTTGTTCTTTCTTGGTAGCACCTTCATTGAACTTCTTGATAATGTAATCGTTATAGTTAGCGATCCAATCATTGAAGTTAGCAAAAGTTACCTGATCTGAATCTTCAAGAGGAAGTATATTGCTAAAATCTACATTAAATGATGGCGTATAAAACTGTTCACCATTAGGTAGAGGATTAGCATCTGTACCTAGATTAATCATATGCTGTGGTAATAAGCGATTCTGTTTAGCAAAGAGAGCAATCACTGCACCTGCAGATTTGAATGCATCCTTGTTGTCAATCTCCCAGATGAATGGGATATTTCTATCAATCGTAACATGCTGACCATCTACAGTGTATGCATCATCGGCTGTGATCTCACCAAAGAGTACACGTACACGCTTAATAGATTTCATCAGTGTCTTAATCTCGGTGGGCAATGCATTGTAATCCTTGATCCAACCTGAAGGCTTACCACAATTGAATCCACCTTGGTTATCCCTAAGATCTGCATTGAGATCTTTATCCATAACAGTCTTTACATAGATGTTAGGTTCACCCTTAACGAATCGCTTGTACATGAATCGTTGATTGAACAAACGGATTGATGGCTCTTGCAAGTAGTAATCTGTTTCATTGTAGTTAAGAACATACAAGCCAGCTTCAAGAACTTCTACTTTCTTGATCTTACCTTTGATCTCTTCTTCACCCATCACTGCCTTATGACTGATCTTCAAGCGAGCAAGATTGCTTGATTGTTTGGGTGTCTTCATGTCCACTGACATGCCCATAGCCTCAGCCATTGCATTAAAATTACCATTGTTTACAAGTGTTAAGCTAGTGCTCATTGTATTTCCTTAATTTAAAGTTGATTGTGGAACATCTTTTTGCTCAAGCCAATTGTCCCCTATCTTTGCTTCCAATGCAAGTGGCACATTGAAATCTATCGACCATCTCTTATTAATAAGAGTGACAAGGTTGGCTTGAACTGCGTCGATAACTTGTACTACAAACTCTATCTCATCTGGATGCACATCAATAACAATTGAATCGTGTACAGAATTTACCACACAACTTTCATAATACACAAGTCGCTTGTGTATCTCTACTAATGCAAGTGGAACTATATCTGCAGTTGCAAATGATTGCACAGGATAATTCTTAATCTGTGTAAAGTTTGTTACAGTCCCATCTCTCTTACGCTGAGTGTTAGGGAATACAAACTCTCTACCTGATGGGATCTTGATGTACCCATAACTTAGTACTTGTCTGGCTAATGTCTTGTGCCACGCAGCTACTCCCTTATATTTTTCCATGAAGTGTTCATAGTATGCCGATTCTGCAGGTGTTCTTCCATATCCTGTAGCTCCGTACAAGGGTGCGAAGGTATGAGTTTTAGCTGTTTGTCTAGATGTTGTTTGGCCTGCCTCCGTAATAACCTTTGCTGTGTACGAGTGGACATCAAATCCTTCTTTGACTTCTTTAATTGCTGTTTCATCTTGAGATAAGAATGCTGCAACCCTGAACTCTAGCTGAGCAAAGTCAGCTTCCATGATCTTGCCTCCTTCCCAGCGTGATACAAATACTTTCTTAATTGGAAAGGTACTACCCCGTGGCATATTCATCATGTTAGGATTTGCACCTGCTAATCTTCCAGTAGCTGCAATGTGTTGATTCAACCTAACATGTAATAGCCCATCTGGTTTTACAAAAGCTGCAATGCCATCCACAAAATTACTAAGATAACTATCCAAGGCTGACAGTCTCCTCAGCTTACTTAAGAACTCAGATGCCTCATGCATCTGTTTTGATACAGCTACCCTTTCGAGTATTTCAAGGTTCTCTTTAGATGTACCGAATCCATTGGCTGATGCCCACTTGGAATTCGGGGCTGTGAATTTGAGTCCTGCAACATCTTTCGTCTGCTGATAGATAAAGCCTGAGCCATTACATGCATTGCATTTCGTAGCCCTCTTGAATGTGGAGCCATCTTTCTTAACCTTATAGATAGAACCTACACCAGAACATTCACTACACTGTATAGCTTTTGTTTTATACAAGGTAGAGAAGTTCTGTTTCACTGCCGCTTTGAAATCTGTATCGGACATATAAGGTGTGATAGCTGATACCCACCTAGATTTATCCAATGGTTTCCTACTATAGACTACCCATGATAACTGCTCAGGACTATTGAGATTGATGGGTGTATCACCCATAAGCTTGTGAACATAGTCTTGTAGATACTTTTCAATCTCACCTTTCTCTGTAATGAACTGGTGTCTTACTTCTTCAAGTGCTTCCTTGTTTACCTTGAATCCTGCCTGATACATCCTAGCTAGCACTACAGTCACTTCGTTAGTGAGATCGATAGTACCAACTAGCCCTGCATATTCAGGCTGTTGTAGCTTGTTCTGGATTGATTTGTAGACCCATTCAGTAGCACCTAGATCATGGCATAGATATTCTGAGAGTGTAGCATGAGGGATATCTCGAACTGAGATACCACGTTTGAGGTAATCCTTGATGACATCTTGCTTCTGGACAGGGGAATTGTGTCTCATTGCCACTGATCCCAAGTCAAGGGGGCTAGTTATACCACGCAGTAATACGTACTCACTGAGCATGGTATCGAATACTTTACCTGTGTACTTAAACCCACATTCCCATAGCCACAGTAGATCATGGGATATGTTGTGCCCTACAAGTAAGGTAGTTTTATTGAGAGCTTCTTGTACATTGTGTCGGTACTTATCTACGTTTACCTGCACTTCCGAATGATCGAATGTGTAGACTTGTGATTCCTGATCAAGGTGTTTAATGCCTACCATGACCAGTGTATTACCTTTCTCAAATGGATCTAAATGTTTCTTGCCATCTCGTACGGTGATTGTGTTCTCAACGTCCAGTGTCGTAATCATCTTTATACAACTCCCTCACTAGTCTGGATGATACCAGATAGTAGTTGTGTAACTTGGTTGTGTGTTTTTCCTCTGTGTGCTTAGCTTCGAGCATGTTAGCAGCTTCTCGTATACCTGCTTCATATCCTTTTATAAACACTTTCATTCTGTCTTTAGCAGCTTCTGCACCTGCAGTAGTCACAGGTACTTGATATGCTTCGGACTCTCTCCATGCTTCATATGCTCGTGATCTCATTTGCTAGGCTCCCAATACTCGCACTCACACACATACCTATCTAAAGTATGTGACATGTGCCTATCGAATCCATGTGGTGCATCTGGGTGTGTCTTACAGGATATATCTTCTGGTATCTTTGTGCCTGCATCACCTCTTTCACACTTGCTTCGTGCTCGTATGGCTTCGGCGCACATCCCTGCAAGACCTTTTGTGTAATACTTTTCAAAAACTTCTTGTCGTTCCTCACATACTTTCGCACACGCTTCACGCTCAGTTTCAATCGCCTTGTTCCATATTGCCATAGCAAGTGCTGTGTAAGCGTTGTGTGGGCCTTTAGCGCATAGTTCCATGTCTAGATGCACGACGTTCATGTCTTTGTCGATACGTGCCCATTCGGTTGCTGGGGGAGTGAATGTGTATTCAATTGGTTCTTGGTTAGGTGTACCAATACCAACACTACCCGTGACATGATCAACACTAAAGCGGTCTGACTGTAGCGGTACAGGCTCCCACTCGATCACTTCCTTACCGTCTTTGATTACTTTTTCCATTTTGATTTCTCCTGCAAATGGGTATGTGTTCATGTGTTCTTCTCCTTGAGTTCTTCTTGGACAAGTTTCCCCATTTCAATGAAAAGCTGTAAATCTGGTTCTCCGAAATTGACGATTGCTATGTCGAACAAATCCTCCTCAGTCAGCCCTACCCATTCACGCTTTTGTGGTGCGGTGCAAAGTGGATTCCATTGACCGGTTGCTTGTGTTAACGCATGTTCAAGTGGATTCCATTGACCGGTTGCTTGTGTTAACGCATGTTCACTTTTCACCGTTTCATCGACACTTTCTAGTGATATGTCGTCGGCATCGACAAGTGCTTGGCGTAAAACGGCAATGGCTTCGATGTAGTAATTTTTATCGCCTGTTTCCATCAGCATCTCTGCGCTTGCATCCTCTAGCACTTCTATCGCTTCTTCAATGTCTTCTCTGCTCATCATTCAACTCCAAAATGTTTTTTAATCTCGTGACTAGCATTCTCTATCGCCCAGAAATATCGGTCACTGTCCTCTTCAGGATCTGCCATACCATCTACGATTGAGACACATTCCTTAACAATTAAGTGAGCAAACTTTTCTGAGTCGAACCAAGCAGGGCCATACTGTCGTGGTTCCCAACATTGTGATTCAAGTTCTCTGATTCGTTCGTTCATTCTTCAACTCCTCTAACTTCTCGTTGTAGTAATCACGATAAATACCTACACATATAAACCCTATAAACATTAGAGTTATGGTTATCAAAAGTAGCTTTGCATCTATGTAGGCAAAGATACACAGAAAGATGATAGGTATCATATACCCAAGTGTTACTTTGATTGCGTACCACCTTGCCTGATTTTCAATACTTTTATTCATGAGAAGTACACTCCAGTGGAATAATCAAACTCAGCATGGATAATTCTATGTATACCATTGATCTTATTCTTTACAATGTTCAAGTGTCTCTGCCCATCATCACCATCTGTAGAGTCCTGCAATGGTGGGTTACGTGCAATCAATATCATAAGATCACTCTCACCTGCAAGTCCTGTCTTACTGCCTTCAATCATAGCCTGGGACAATACAATCTTACCTTCAGCTTCAGCAGACAACTGTGTGCAATAAACTACAAGACACCCATACATCTTGCCAATGTTTCTTGCATACACTGCATTGGCTTTGAGTACTGCAGGATCTTGTGTAGATGCCCCATCTTCAGCGAACTTAGATCCAATGTCAAGCACTACAATGTCAGGCTTATGTGTCTTGATCACTGACTCTGCCCATCTCATGGTCTTACCTGTAGCATCTACAAATTTAACATTTTCTCGTATGGGATCATAGAGCCTATGTGCCTGTGCCTTATCTGCAGCTATCTGTGTCATGGTCATACCTGTAGCTGCTGTCATGTACCTACTGGCTACCCTCTCAGGCTTCTCCTCATTACACAGTATCAGGATACGTGCTCCCTGTGATGCCCATCCATGAGGTGTAGCACATAGGGTACTGTGAAAGCTTGACTTACCTACGTTAGATCTAGCACCTATCACAAACAACATACCATTATCTAAGCCTTGCACTGAATTGAACAGTGAAGGTATATTGAATCTCCACTTGGTATTGTTAGCTGCCTTATTGAGTAGATTATCAATGCTATTGTCTACATAATTAACTCTGATCTGTGGTGTGAAATCATCCTGATAGTTCTCTAAGATATTCCTCAGTGGTTCCATAGTGCTCTGCTCACCATTCACATACTGGAATCCTAAGTTAGCTACCTCTTCACCTATGAGTTGCCTGAACAGGTTGCTGATTACTTTCTGTGCTACATCTGAACCCATAGGTGTATTTGCACGTATCTTTTTAAACTCAAGATGCATGGCATGTTTCTGTGCAGTTGTAAGTGTGGGATTCTCAGTGAAGTACAAAGCCTCTAGTTCCTCTGGAGTTATGTCCCTTTGGTACTCCTCCA